ATAAAAGTCTACGAGGGGTTCAGGACCTGATGCTCTACCACCGAATGTTTTGAGTCTAGCACCTGCAGGTCTGACATCTTCAACATCAAACTCAGGAACTTGACCAACATATAGCATCGCAATAAGTTCTCGTACTGCCCTTGCCCAACCTGACCTAGAATCGGCAACTTTAATTACTGTTGTACTATCTTCGAAATGTTCATTAACAATAGGAAGTTTATCTACGTTATCTCTCTCAACTGAGAAACCTACACCTGTTCCACACATAAGAATATACATGCACTCATCAAAAGCACGAGGACTATCTACAGGTAGATACGAACAATTATATCCTGCTACATTACATTTATCTAATGCTTTACCTGCAGTCATTAATGCTCTCATGCTTGGCATAACATTTAAGTTAGCTATATTACTAAATATTTTATCTTGTAAAGCTACAGACAAATCAAGATTATGTTTTTTAGAGACATGTGTAACCATGTATTGCACATATCTATTGACAGTTTCTGTCCATGTTTCTCTTCTTCCATCTTCTTCTAACCATCTAGCATAGCGTGATAGTGCAATAAAGTTTTGGTAATCTGTTGGTAATTTTATATCATTATTCATCTTTTATCTCCTGTGTTACTCTTATATTTTTAATCTTAACTCCATCTATATCGTGTATGTATTCACGCATAGCATCTTGAAACTCTTCTGTGACATCTCCATCTGAGGGCATCATATATTCATCAGGGTCAATGTCTAGGCTAATAAACATTTTAACTTGTATTCGCATTTGTAATACCTATTAACCTACTCAAATACCATTGTGCTTTCTTTAAATCTTCAACACCATTCTTATATCTATATCTCCAAAGATATTTAATTATATTACCTTGTAAGTAATACTCATATCCATCACCTGTTGCAGCTTCGATAGCATCAATACATTCTATACCACGTTGATTGTAATGTGGTGGATGATTAACCATATCTTTTTTTGTCTTTACCTTTTTTGTTTCTTTTATAGTCTCACCCTTTTCAAATTCTATTAGTTCTTTTATTGTTGCATTCATTAAGCACTCCCCTTTGTTTTTGATTTAAAGTTTAGTTTGATTACATTACCTGTTTTACTTTCTATTGTCAAGCTATCTTTTTCTTTTTCATCTGAGAAATCATTATTTGATGCGTACTCATCTAACATATACATAAGGTCAGCATCTTCATGCATCATAGGTATAACACTACACATCATTCGACATAGATGCCATAGGTCAGATATATCTTTTTTATTCATAGGATTTTTACCTGACGTAGCTATATTTATAACTACACTTCCACTCCATTCAAATGTGTTTGGTTTTACTATTGGAGTTAGCTGTATAATAAAATCTTCTTTTCTTAGTATCTTTGTATCAATCATATTTTTCTCCTTTTCTTTCCTTTAAAAGCTATAAAACTTTTATGTTTAGTACGTTTTTTCTTTTTCTCTTTTAGCCAATCTTCAGGTATGATTCTATCATAATATCTAAAACCATTTTTAATACACCAATCTGCATAATTAGATTTAGCACCCTTACGTATCTTAGCCCTGCTATTTGTAAATACAAATCTTATATCTAGTTCAGGGTGCTGTCTTTTTATACACACATGTTTACGTCTATCTATTGCAGTAAACCTACCCTTTGTTTCTATTATAATACCATTAGGTAATATAAAATCAGGGGTATAGGTGCGATATGTTAAGTCTTCCCATTCAATCTTAACCTTTTCGTATAAAAACTTTACACTTAATTCAGTTAAGTAATCTGCAAGAGAGTTTTCTAAACCACTCCTATACCCATTTTTACGTGCTATCTGTCTAGCACTGTACGCTGACATTTATAGCCAATAACGATATGTTGTCGTAGTATCATAGCCAAGTGCTTTCATCTCATCACGTACTAGCTTTTCAGCTTCTTTACGTTGTTCAATAGCACTACGTAGTCCTTCTGTTCTACGTTCTCTATACTCTCTCTTCATATCTAAGAGTTCTTTCTCTTTTTCTTTAATCATTTCAGCTAAGTCATCTATTGTTGTAGTCATAAATTACTCCTTTCTTTTAAACATAACCCACTATCTTTGGGTTCTTTGCCTGTGACATCACGGCAGGTTTCTCTTCTAAAGTTTTCCAACACTCAAAACGAAACTCACAAAAGCTACAATTCTTTCCTAGTATCTTATTGCCTGTTGGTTTACCTCTGAAGGTTTCATCTTCAGCTTCAAAACATCTTTCAAACTTATTCTTTGCAAGACGTTTAGCTGTATCTTTTAATTTAGTTATTTCTTTTGATAAGTCAATACCTGTAGCAGGAATATATTTAAAATCTGCATTATTTTTATTTATAACCCACCAACCACCGACTTTCTTGCCTGATGCTTCTGCATAACCTGCAAGTTGTCCGACATATCCGAATGGGTCACTCTCTGATACAGTATCAAAAGATACAAACTTATTTGTGTAAGACCATGTGGATGCAGATTTAATGTCATCTACTGCACCATTTACCACTAGGTCATATGTACCTTTTACATTTGACTTACCTAATTTTAATTTGACTTCTTTACTATCTTCGAAGTCTACACCTGCTTCAGTTAGCACACCTTTAAATACAGCTTCCACTATATCTCCTAGCATAAAGTTAAGTATTCTTTTAGGTGATTCTACTTTCTTATCAGGTTTGTTTTTTTGAAACCAAAGTTGGCAGTAGGGTCTGCCGATATTAGACATTCGTAATCTAAATGTATTATCCTCTTCACGAGAGAATTGTTTCTTTAGTGCATCACGAATGTGTGACACAACCATTTCGATTGTGTCATCACTCATACCTGCAAGACCCTTACCTGCTTTTTCAAGGTAGGTATGTAACTTTAATTCAGCTACTGAGTTCATTAAAACTGTCCGTTGAACTCTTCGTCAGTAACTTTTACAAAGTCATCAACTACCTTTTCATCTTCTTTGCTAATAGCATCCTCAGTGTTACCTGCCTTATCCTTCCAAGCGTTAAAGATGTATACGTTGTAGTTTTCAATCCACTGCATGAACTCAGAGAATTGGTCTTGGTCTTGGTCTACAATTTCAATTGTATCTTTATTAACAGTTGCTACAGGAATGTAGTAGGTGTTACCACTTGGTAGCTTTCTTTCTTCACTTGCAAGTGCTATCTCGTGTTGCAAAGTAAGATGTTTCATAGAAGCAATCTTAGATACAGCATCACCCATAACCTTGAAAGCATCTCTATTATCTATCTCCCATATGAAAGGTAGATTTGCAATCTCCATTGCATCGTTACCATCAGCATTGAGTACATTACTAGCTGATAGAGTACCTATTAAAACACGAACTCTCTTAATACTTTTTAAGAGTGCTTTTGTTTTATCAGGTAGTGAAGCATAGTCTTTGACGAAACCTGTAGGTTTGCCACAGTTAAAACCACCCATGTTATCTTTTAAATCTATATTTAGATTATCAGACATAACAGTCTTAACATAAAAACCTTTGCCACCTTCAGGCTTTACAAACTTTTTGTACATAAATCTCTGTACATAAGGTCTGATTTTTACATCATCAGAATAGAAAACATTATTATTATTTAAGTCGTCTATTCTATAGACACCACCATTTACTATAGCAGCTTGGGTTTTCTTACCCTTCACTTCAATCTCACCCATAATAGGGGAGTGAGATATTTTTAACCTCGCAAGTTGCGAAGTCTGTTTATTTTGTGACATGTCTGCATTCATGCCCATTTGTTGTGCCATTGCAGAAAAGTTATTTGTATCAATTGTATTATTATCTAACATAATTATATGCTCCTTTCTCGTTTGAATGTCTAGTTATATCAGGCTATGTCTTTCGTGTCAAGCCAATTATTACCTATTTTTGCTTCTAGTTCTAAAGGAACATTCAGATTAATATTAAATTGACTATCAATAATATCTTTAAGATTACTATTAGTATTCTTAATAACATTAATAACATCTTGTTCCTCATTGGGGTGGACATCAATAACAATACTATCATGCACAGTATTTACAATACATGATTGTAATTTATCTAATTGTTTTTCAATATCCAACAATACCACAGGTACAATATCTGCAGTTGCAAATGATTGTACAGGAAAGTTCTTTATCTGTGTAAAGAATGTAACAGAACCATTTGACCTTCGTTCTACAAAGGGAAATGAAAACTCTCTACCTGATGGTGTTGTTATCTTGCGTGTACTCATAGCTTCTTCAGCCAACTTAGAATGCCAAAGGGAAATGCCTTTGTATTTCTGCGTGAACTGTTTATAATATGTTGCTTCAGCAGGAGTTCTCCCAAATCCTGTTGCTCCATAGAGGGGTGCAAAGGTATGGGCTTTTGCTTCCTGTCTCGTAGTCTTTTGACCACTCTCCGAAATAACCTTCGCAGTGTAGCTATGTACATCAAATCCATCTTCAATCTCCTTCATTGCTGTTTTATCCTGTGACAAATATGCAGCAGTCCTAAACTCTAATTGTGCAAAGTCTGCTTCAAGTATCTTACCACCTTCCCACCTAGATATAAATACTTTCTTAACAGGAAACGTACCACCTCTAGGCATGTTCTGCATGTTAGGGTCTGCTCCACTGAACCTGCCTGTGGCTGTTCTGTGTTGTAATAATCTAACGTGCAATAAATTATCTGACTTTAAATTATTATCTATACCATCTATAAAAGAGGATAAATAACTATCTAATGCTGACAGACGTATAGCTTTTGATAAGAATGTCTCAGCTTTCTTCATGCCTTTCTGTCTAGCTATAGATTTAAGTAACTCTAAATTACCCTTAGATGTGCTCCAACCATGTGCAGAAATCCACTTAGAATTAGGTGCTGTGAATTTCATACCTGCAATTTCTTTTGTAGGTACAAACAGATACCCTAGTGCATTACATGTAGGACACTTATTCTCTTTAGCAAAAGGTGTACCATCTTTTCTAATCTTACGTATCTTTCCTTTGCCATCACATTTTTGACACCTTATTGCCTTAGTCTTATAAAGAACACTCGAATGTTCTTTGACCTTTGCTTTGTAGTCTTCGATGTGCATATGTGGAGATAGCATAACAGTCCATTGCTGTTTATCTTTTGGTTTTCTACTATATATCAACCAAGATAATTGTTCAGGACTATTGAGATTGATAGGTGTATCACCCATGAAATCTCTTACCTCTGCCTGTAAGAACTCTTCAATCTCTTTCTTTTCTTTTGTAAACTCTTCTTTAACATTACTTAGCTTAGCCACATCAACACGAAAACCATTTCTATATATATTAGCCAAAGTAAGGGCGACACGATTAGTAAGATTAACTGTATTAGTAAGTCCACTATATTCTTCGGTAGAAAGTTTATTATTAATCTCATTATATAACTCCTTTGTGGCATGTAAGTCACTACTTAAATAAGATGATAACTCATCAGGTGGTATCTCATCTACACCCATGCCTTGTTTAAAATATTCTTTTAGTGTGTCCTGTTTCTTCGTATCTAGGTTATACCTTTCAGCACACATCTCTAATGACAATGCTTGTTTCTGTCCACGTTGTAATACATACTCACCTAGCATAGTATCAAACACATCACCATTATATTTAAAGTTACTTTCCCATAACCACATTAAATCGTGAACGATATTATGTCCAATAAGAACTGTTGTCTTATCTAATAACTCTTGTATTTTATTAAAATAAGATGCATCCTCATCCATTCTGTACAGATATTCAACTCCGTTATCTGTCAAAGCACCCACCATAATCAAACTATTGTCAGGTTCAAATGGGTCTAAATGTAACTTACCTTCACGTTCAGTTACAGTATTTTCTACATCAAGAACTAGTTTCATTTTTTAAACTCCTTACTACTTCGATGGCACTATCCAAAGGCATTTTAAACCACTCACATTTTTCTTCTTCTGCTATCCAACTAGCCCTCTCATGTGCCATGCTCTCAGCTAATCGTCTATCATCTACAGGAACAGCTAACTCTAGTTTATAATCCCTGAAAGGTGAAGAAGTTTGATACCCTTTTAATCTATCCTCTGCATCAACTGCCATACCTATTTTTACCCAACCTTTCCATGCAGGGTTGGACATTACATATATATAACCATCTACTATCTCATTAAAAGAATGAGACATATTCTTTTTTATTTCTTCTAATTTATCCGTATTTGACTTTTTAGTCAAGCCCATTTTTTCAAATGCTTTCCACATACCTTCTTTTAAATATGTTTTATTAAATGGATGTTTAGGATTACCTAAACGCATTCTCTTTCCATTAATAGTAACTCTTGCCCTGTTTTCATAGTAACCTTGCAGAGTTGGTGGATGTAGTTTAGTAAAGTCTTTTGTTGTTCTCATGCTGTATACCTCGCTAATCTATAATCAAGTTCACAATGCACACTTCCATGCCAACCTGATAGTTTATTTTTAACTACGTTTAAATGTCTTTGTGCATCCTCTTCCTCTTGTCCTTCAACTTGAGGATTCTTAGCAATCAGTATCATCAAGTCTGCTTCAGCAGCTTTACCTGTTCTACTGCCTTCCATCATACTTTGATTTAATACTATCTTGCCCTCAGCTTCTGCACTTAACTGAGACATATATAGCACAGCACATTCATACTGCTTTGCTATCTGTCTTGCATGTATGGCACAGGCTTTCAATGCTTCATCTGCTCTTGCGAAGCCTTGATAAGTAGCAAACTTATCTCCCATATCCAATACAACTATATCAGGTTTAGCAGACTTAACTGCTGACTCTACCCAATTCATATCATACATTGTCGAATCTTTTATTCGTATGTTATCTCGTATCTTGGAATATAATTCCTGTGCTTGAGATGGGTTCTCTTTTACCTGATGTAGGTTCATACCTGTACCTGCTGTCAGATACCTAGCACCTACCCTGTGATAACCCTCTTCATTACACAACACAATACACTTAGCACCTTGCTCTGCAAACCCACCAGGACCTGCGATAAGACTAGCATGGAAGGATGTTTTACCTGTGTTAGGTCTCGCACCTATCTCAACTAGGTGTCCTGCATTTATACCCTCTACCTTTCTGCATAGAGATGGTATATTAAATGACCATCTTGCTTCCAAATCATTCTTTGCAAGTAAAGTTTCTATACTTATATCATCCCATTGTATATCCATACTTGGTGTAAAGTCATCAGCATACTGCTCTAACAATGCTCTCAAAGGTTCTAAAGAACTCTTTGCACCATTAACATAATCAAACCCAAGATTAGCTAT